TGTTCCTTGGCACTTTTCAAAAAACGATAGTGTTGTTACATTACGAAGTATGACTTGGCGCAAAGATATGGAGATTGAATACGTAGATTACAATCATTACGAAGTTCTTATTTCGGATGAAGTTGCTAAATTAATTAAAAATAGGATTGAATCTATATGAAGATTGCCATTGCAGGTTACGGATTTGTTGGTAAAGCACATCACGAACTATTAAAAGACAAACACGATATTATTATCCACGATCCAGCACTAGGATTTGAAGCAGACTTTGCAGATGTAGATGCTGTGATTGTTTGTGTGAGCACACCTCCAAACGCAGGCGGTGGATGCAAGATGGATAATGTGTACGAAGTGATTGAAGCCTCGCCAGATGTTCCTATTCTAATCAAGAGCACAATCTCTGTAGAAGGTTGGCAGATGCTTGTAGACACGTTTCCAAATCGTATGCTAAACTTCTCGCCAGAGTTCTTACGTGCCGCAAGTGCAGTAGAAGATCTAAAAGCAATGGACCTAATGCTTATTGGCGGGACATCGTGTACATTTTGGAGTAGAGTGTTCAATGTAAATGTAGAGATTGCAGAGCCAGAAGAGCTTATACTTGCCAAGTATGCTCGCAACAGTTTCCTTGCTCTAAAGGTTGCGTTCTTTAATCAAATTTATGATTTGTGTGAAGCACTAGACGTAGAGTATGCAGCAGTTGCACAATATACAACAATGGATCCCCGCATAGGAGACAGTCATAGTTTTATATCAAAAGAACGAGGCTTTGGCGGACATTGTTTCCCTAAAGATACACAGGCACTTATAAGAACAGCCCAACGCGATAACGTTGAGCTGTCAATATTGCAAGAAGCATTAGAATACAATCGTCGTATTCGTGAGTCTTAGTGCTGTGAGTTCTCTTTGCCTTTAGCGTAAAACTCTAGATAGTTTACATAGTTATCTATAGAATGATCTGAGAAACTGTCTACGCTACCTCGTTTCAATCCCATCCATAGTCCACGCATCTTATCTTTGAATCTCTGCATACTAGTCATCTTACGCACATTACCATATGCATTTAGATAGTGTTCTGTTCCGTGATGTGTGTAGCCCATAACACGTAGGGGTACAGTTGTGACTATGTCATTGTTGTTAACCCAACGATGATGTACAACACCAAGATGCACACAGTATTTCTTCCATCCTACTCTCGGAGAACCATATGTGTATAGTTCTTCAGGATTAGGTACTTTCTTGTTATACAAACAGCGGCTCGCCATTATAGTTGCCATTGCTGCTCCTAGCGAATGCCCACAGAACCATAGTTTTTGTTTAGGTTGTTTACTCATTAGGTCTGCCATTATCATTGGCCATAACTCGTCTACCTCTGCTTTGAATCCTTGATGCACACGACTTATAGTCTCTGCTACTACAGGCATTGCCTTTAGATCTGCTGCAATGTCGTTAAATTCAGTAGGTTGTGTACCACGACACGCAATTACCATATCTGTTTCATTTGCAAAACGATACGCCTGTGCGCCTTCCCTGTTGTAGAATTCTACTTCTGTAAATCCTAATTTTTCTGCTTGCTTTTTTACTTTTTTGATGTTATTATATGCTATCTTTGCTAGTTGAGCAAATAATAGAGAACGTTCCTCGAAACGCAAGTTTGAAATTGACAATGTATTACCCTCCAATGTTTGTAATATTTATGTGCTGTTTGCACTAAATACAACAACAGGAACAAAACAAATGAGAAAACGTACTAGGTCAATACTACAAGAACTTAATACAGTTCACGGCAGCAGAGATAAAGATTATCTTATCGATGCTACTGCTAATAATATTATTGAAAGTGCCATCAATTTATTAGGTCGCATTCATTCTTCTTATGATGTAGATACTGCATCGGAATTAGAAAGACGTTTTCTAAATAGTATTAAGAGTGGAGATCCTAGAAAGTTCAAAAGGTCTATGCAACGAATTATTGAAGGTAAAAAAAATGACGATTCTTAAAGAAGGCGGCAATGTTTTTAAAACAGAAGAAGGCCCACTTACACAGCGTATTCCTACAAAGGCTGTACATCCTACAATTCAGTTTATTGAAAAGATTACAGGCTTAACTTTTGACGAAGAAGATTGGTTAGGTACTACTGGTAAGAAATCAGATCCAGATGGAGCATTTGAAAAGAATTCATCTGGTGATTTAGATCTAAACACTGATGCAAACAAAGTAACCAAAGAAGAATTAATAGCAAAACTTGCTGCTTGGCTCAAAAGTCAAGGTATTCCTGAAAACGAAATAATGAATCAAGGTCGCAAGTTTACAGGCGGCTGGATACACAATGCAGGCGACCAAGTACACTTCCGTGCTCCTATACAAGGCGGCGAAGGTTATGTGCAAACAGACTTTATGTTTACAGACAACCCAGATCTACAACGTGGATCTAAACGTGGCGGCACAGCAGCCTTTAGTGGTAAAGATAGAGCAATCCTATTATCAAGTATTGCAAGAGGCAGAGGCTACAAGTTTAGCCCTAAGTTTGGCGTAGTTGATCCTAACAATGGTGATGCTGTTGTTGCTGACAACTGGAATGAGATAGCAAAAATATTGCTCGGACCTACAGCAAAAGAAACAGATACACACACTGTAGAAAGTATGCTTGCAAAGATCAAAAGTGATCCTAACTATGAAACACTTATTGCTCCTTGGAAAGAAGCTATGGAGAAAGAAGGTAAGTCAGTACCTGAGTCGACAGGATATGCTACACTAGAAGATAAACAACTTGCCCGTATAAAAGAATTAAGCGGAACACTACTTAATAGTGTAAAAATGAATTCAGGAAGCTTTGTGAAATGAGATTTTTTGAAATTAAAAGTGGTGGTAAAGATGCTGATAAAGTCAAAGGCAAAGAACCAACACCTAAAAAATCTAAACCAGGCGGCAATGAAACTCCGCATCCAATGCGTGGCCGCCTTGTAGGAGAAAGTCTTACAGAAGCAGCTACAGTAGGTCGCGAGTATCAACATCTTGAAGACCTTGTATTTGTCAAAGGGTCTAAAGGCGCATTAGAAGCTGCTGATATACTTGAAAAACTAGGCAGTGACTCGGATGATGTAGCTATCAAATGGGACGGCAATCCTACTATCTATTGGGGACGTGAGCCAGACGGTACATTTGTACTTGTAGGTAAAAACGGATGGGGCAAGAACAAATCTACTTCAGCAGATAATTTATCTCGCTTTATTCAAAACTCAGGTAAAGGTGTAGAAGAAGAACCTTGGAGAGCAGACTTTGGTCAAGAAATGGCGGAAGTTTTTAATATAATGAAAGCAGCAACTCCTCCGAACTTCCGTGGTTATGTGTATGGAGATTTATTGTACAGTCCACGTAAACCGTTTAGCACTACTGACGGAGCAGTAGAATTTGAGCCCAACAATGTCAAATACACAGTCGATACGAAAAGCCCTCTTGGTGAGCGCATAGCGAACTCAAAAGTCGGTGTAGTAGTTCACACAAAATTTGACGAGTGGGGTAGCAAAGCAGGTGCTCCTATTAAAGATGTAGGCGAACTTAATTCACGTGACGCAGTAGTGCTAGGACAAACTTATGTTACACATCAGCCAAAAGTAGATACAAAAGAGGTTGACAGCATAAGAAAAAGAGTGCAAACTAGCGCACAAGCTATAGATTCGTTCCTTCAAGGAACACAGGGTCTTAGCAGTCCTGCAGGTATCATTTATACCTATGTGAATCAAATGAGTAAAGCAAAGCAACTAGATAAGTTAGACACTGGTTTCTTTGATTGGTTAAAAACAAGTAAGGTAAGTCAAGGACAGCAAGCAAAATTAGCAGCAATGAATGAAGCTAATCCAAAAGCATTGCCTGCTATTTTTGGACTTGTAAAACAAATTATGTCTGTAAAGGATCATATCATAGATCAATTAGACGATGCTGATGCAGATGTTAAGGCAACAACAAAAGGCGAGAAGGGCGGCGAAGGATACGTTGCTCTTGGATCAAAGACTAAACTAGTGCCACGCACACGCTGGCAACCAAACTAAGGAAATAGATATGAAAATTAATGAAGTAACAGAAGCACCAAGAGACTCAATCTACGATCGTGGTGCATCAAAGTTTGCAGGTCTTCGTAAACTAGGACAACAAATTACAAATTCACTAGAACCGTCATCAGGAGTAAAATGGCCTGACGACGAGCTATGGAATAAGGCAGCAAGTTTAGGTACAATGCTTGCAGAATTACCAGACGGCCAAGCAAAAACTCCTGCTGAAGCTTTACAAAGAGCAGGTGTTAGCAAAGAAGAACTTGATGAAATTGTAGCAAAATCAAAAGAAGCTCGTAAAGTTAGTTTACCTGACCCAGAGCCAGAAGATGAGCCAGAAGATGATATGGGTACTCCAGATGATGACGACGAAGTAGCTCGTCAAGCTGATATGGTAGCCAGAGGTCGTTAATGGATTTTATTAAAGACCTTCACGAAGCAAGAATGACCAAAGATAACGGAAGCTCTCGCAAGCTGACGTATACTGATTGTGGCGAAAGGACATACTTGATTTTGTTGGCTTTAGAAACTATGCGACAGTATCCTGACTTTAGAGGATATGTAGAACGCTATTGTAAAAAGACATCAGGGTTTGAATTATACAAGTATTATCGTATAATGGGTACTGATCTATATAATTTTATCTATTTCCTTGTAGGAGATGATAGTGCTCAAGATAAACTTAAAGACCCTGGTGCAGCAAAGCAACTGAAAAAGAAAACAAATATACCGGTTGCTGATATTAATAGATATATTCAATATCTTGCACAAGGTAGATCACCGTCTTCAGTGTCAGGTATGTTTATGAAGTTAGAAAACGGTCTTAATATAACTAATGCAGATTACAAAGCAATTAGAAGAAACCTAGCTAACTTTAATAAGCTAACAAAAGCAGAAAAGCGTCTATTATCAACACGGTTAATATTTGCTGTTCGTGCTAAGTTACGCAGTTCAGATATTATTGAAGATTTTGAAAAATTTGCATCAGTTAAAGATTTAGAAAAAGCAAGTGCGATAGATCCAGAACCAACTGTATCAACACCTGATATTGCAACAAGACCTGGAGATTTAGCCCTCTATAGATATCTTGTAGGAGATAAAAATCTAGCACTAACTAAAAAGTTTTTAGAAGCAGCAAAGGATGGAAAAGCAGCAAGTACTAATATGGTACAAGCATATCTACCAGCAATAGAAATGTTAGATGATATTGTGCAGGCAGGCCCTGCATTTGTTCAACAGCTAAGAACTTTACATTCCAGAGCCAAAAAACGCAAATAATCCTTAGTTTTTTCTTCAAAATGATAAATATTATTATACAAAACGCAAGAGAAGTGCGTTTTGCCATTAGATCATAGGAGAATATAAAATGGCAGCAGTAACAAACAGAGCTACAACTAAAGCAGGTAACGGTCTAGGACCAATCACACGCATCTGCACAATCGTTAACACAGGTCAAACCCAAGAAGAGCTAGACTTAGCAATTCAAAATCTAACAACAGGTGTAACAATTTCAAACGTGTTTTATCCAGGTGCTACAGTAGCTGGTATGACAGCACTAGCTGACACAGTTTATGTTGCGCTACAGGGCGGCGTTGCTCCAGAAGGAACAGCAAGCTCATATGCAACTGACACAACTGTAACAGTAATTGCTACATTTGACCAAGCATAAAAATCCTTAACTACCTTAGGGACCGTGACAACGGAAGGCGTCACACTAAAGCACCACTTTTATAGTGGTGCTTTTTTTATGGCTGTAAATACAATATGGAAAGATTTAACTTATATACATTAGTAGACATAACTGAAACTGGAGCACGAAGAGGAGAAGATCCAAAGTTAACTCGCCAGCAGCAAAACTTTCATACTGTACTACAAACAATAGGACTTAGAGTTAATCTTACATATATTGGTTCTCCGACTCTTTTAACAAAAATACCTAAAGAAATTAAATTTGGTAGTGATTATAAAAACGTTTCTAAAGTTTGGAACTATCAATTTGACGTTGAATATGCAGGTGCTCTTAGTGTAAATGCATTAGAAAACGACTTTCATATGATACCAGTTATAGCAAACTTAGACGAGTCTATAGATCTTAAAGTTGCAGCATTTGATACCAAAAATCCTGCTAAAAAGAATATTATTTTTGTTCAAGACGATAAATAATAATGTTACGATAAGTAACCAGGCACATTAACAACACAACAAAGGCTAACTACGAGTTTACTTTATACGGAGAATAATGTGTCTACCACAAAACTTGAAAAAGAAAATCTAGAAGCACACGTAGACTTATGCGCACAGCGTTATGAGGTCTTAGAAGGTCGCCTTACCAAAGTCGAAGAAAAAGTAGACAACATTCATACACTTATTCAAAACGGTCAGCAATCAATGACCAAAGTTATTATTGGTGCAGCTGGCACAATAGTAGCAGGACTACTTTCCACTATTGTCGTAATAATAATGAATATGTAATCACTCACGATAAATAACTATATGTTACTACGTGAGTTTTTTATTGACCAAACAGAAGACGACCTAGAAGAAGGTCAAACTTGGGCACGTTCTGGAAAGAAGGTTGTTCGCAAGTATCGTTGTTCTAGTGGTCCCCGCAAGAATCGTATCGTTGCTAAGATGGCACAATGCTTTGCAGCACCTGATATTAAAAAGCGTATGCAGTTTAAGCGTACTAAAGCACGTTTAGGTGCTAGAATGGCTAGAAAAGCTCGTAAGACTAAGCGTATAAATCCAGCAAGTCGTAGAGTACAAGCTCTAAACAAAAGGAGACGTTAATGCTTTTGAGAGAGCTTATATCAGAAGGCGTAGCCACAGTCTTTGGACACGGCAAAGGCAAAAGTACTAAAGGACACGTGGTAAGAAAGTACCGCTGCACAAGTGGTCCGCGCAAGGGTCGTGTAGTAGCGAAAGCAGCAACTTGTAACGCTCCGAAGAAGATGAGCGCAAGTAATACACTAAAGAAAACTAGAAGAAGGAAGGGCAGTTCGATAGACGTAAAACGTGCAAGAACAGCAAGAACAAGCCCTACTACACAAAAATTAAGAAGAATTAATACTACTGGAAGAAGAAGTGTAAAACCTAACAAGAGAAGAGGAGCTAGAAGTTCTAGGGGAGGAAGAATATGAAAATAAACGAACTAGGTATAGCAGGCGATTCTCAACAAACAAAACAACAAATAGGACAGATGCAACAGCAACGAATGGGTGCACCTGACCAACCGAGTGTGGATCCAAAGCAAAAAAATATGATGAAAAAGCAGATCCAACAGCAGATCAAAGCAACACAAATGCAACTTAAGAATTTACAGCAACAACTGGCAGCAATAAGATGAAATTGAACGAACTTATAACAAGTTTTAAAATTTATATTACGAATGAAGAAAAATCTTTGCTAGAGACTTTTTCTCAAAAACCTGCACCTCTGAGTTCATTTGATGAAAGAGATCAAGTCATTATCAATAATCTAATTCGTAAGAGCGTAATAAGTAAAGTGCAATACAACGGAACGGTTATGGTGATGCGTAATGATTACTGAAAAACTAGCAGCTGATTTAGAAGAAATTGTAAACAAAGGTCTTGAAGAATTTGCTATACCTTTTGTCAAAGGTAACAGCATAAGAATAAAACATATCATTATTCGAAAAAGTCCTAAAGGTTATCTAATATATAATATGAAAGATAATTGTCAAATAGCACGAGTATTTTTTAAATCTACAGCAATAGCTATTGCTAAAAATATTGCACAAGGAAAAAATTATACTGATAAAATATTAAATTTAGAAGAAAAGATGTCTAAACATTATAATGATGCATTATTTTTTAAACATTCTATGAGAACTTCAAAAGATCCAGTTAGAACAGAGATAATAGAAACAAGATTAGATATAGCACTAGCTGAATCTGAGCGTGTAAGAAACGTTTTAGACAGATATATTTTTTCTTAGAGATAAATAACATATAAACAATTCATTCGGGAAGAGATAATGAACATTAGAGAATTTACAAAACCAGTCACAGCAAAGTCACTGAACGAAAGTCTAGCAAAACGTTTCGGTGCTAAAATTAATATTGACGAGTTCACCACTGAACAGCTACAGGATGTACGTAACAAACTGCGCACTAAAGTATTCAATGTAGAAACTACAGAAAGTTTTGATTCAGTACAAAAAGAAGAATATTCAAAAAACAAACTCTTCCTTGATGTTCTTAATGCTGCACTATCAGAGCGTAACGATGTTACAGTTGCAATTGATGAAGCAATTGAAAACCTTAATGAAGGTGAAGAAGACAAAGCAGAACTAGTAATGGCAGCTAAGGATATGGTCGACCGTGTTACTGGTTGGATGGAAGACACAGCTGAAATGCAAACAGAGTCAATGCTAGAACTTGCAGATGCTATCCGTGACGAAATGGGCAGTGAAGCAAGTGAAACATTTACAAACACTGTAAAGCCTGCACTCGAAGCAATGTATGCAGCAATGGAATCAACTCGTGGTACACTTACCCAAGGTGTTGGACAACTAACAGGCGAAGCTGAGCCAATGGATGCAATGGGTGCAGATGACGATATGGATATGGAGCCAATTGACGGCGACGATATGGATATAGACATCGAACCAGAAGGAGACGACTTCGAAGCAGATGCAGCAGCAGCAGGCGGCGAAGAAGAAGCAGGCCGTGAAAAGCGTGAAAGCGTACAACACTCAAAAAAAAAGCTAAAGTAAGTGAAGGCGTAGATAGCGACTTCATTTATAATGTCTTAAGACAACAGAAAGCGGCAGGAATTGCCGCTTTATCTATGACTAAACTAGATAAGTTTATGCAAAATCAAGGCCGCGGCCAGTTCAATTACGATGTGTTCAAAGCAGCCTACGATGCAGATCCAAAACTACAAGAGCTTGTTACTAACTTTGATCAAGAAAAGATTGAATTCAAAGATAGCGAAATGGATGATGTATCAAAGCTGCCAGGCAACCCTGGCCGTCCTAGTGATACAGTAGGCAAAATGGCTAAAAATGCTGTTGACCTAAAAGACTTATAAAAACTCATTGACAATTAATAATTTATGTGTTAATATGTATACACATTAGGAGATCTTATGACTGAACGAACTCACGAAGAAGTCGTCAAACACATTGTTGACGTACTTAATGAATACGTAGAACCCGCAGTAGCAGCCCACGGAGGCGTAGTTAACTTTGTTAATTTTGAAAACGGTTATGTTTTAGTTGAATTAAGTGGAGCCTGCTCAGGCTGCTCTGGCAGTACTATGACATTAAAATATGGAATCGAAAATATGTTAAAACAAATGATTCCAGAAGTAGAAGGTGTAGAAGGAATAGATGATCCCTTTTCAACTGTTAATCCTTACTATATGAATAATGACCCATTCGGACAAGCTGCCTGGGAAGAAGAAAACTTAACAGGAGATCTTAATGAGTCTAGTGATAGAGAAGTATAAGTACGAAAGACTACAGCGTGTTGAAGTAAACGGCAAAAGACGTTACGCTGCCCCCGGACACCCGCCAGTAGCAAGTGTAACTACTATCCTAAGCGGCACTAAAGATATGACACATCTTATTGAGTGGCGTAAACGTGTAGGCGAAAAGAAAGCACAAGAAATTACAACTGAAGCAGCAGGTGTAGGCACTAGGATGCACCACTACTTAGAAAAGTATGTTGAAACAGGCGAATGGCCAAATCCTGGCAGCAATCCGTATGCACAACAAGCTCATATGATGGCTACACAAATTAAAGAAAAAGCTATGGTTGATGTAGATGAAATATGGGGTAGCGAAGTTCCACTTTATGTTCCTGGTATCTATGCTGGCACTACTGATCTAGTAGGACAGTACAAAGGCAATCCTTGCATAATGGATTTTAAACAGACGAATCGTCCTAAGAAGCTAGAGTGGGTAGAAGATTACTTCCTACAACTTACAGCCTACGCAATAGCACACAACGAAGTACACGGCACAGACATACGTGAAGGACACGTTTTTATGTGTAGTCGTGCAGGAGAGTATCAACAGTTTGATATTTGGCCAGACGAGTTTGACGATTGGAAAGAAGAATGGTGGAAAAGGGTCTACACTTATTATGAGAAACACGGCTAAATACATAATAAGAGCGTAGGAGAATCACGTGGCAGTCGTATCAATATCAAGAATTCAATTAAGAAGAGGAAGAAAAACAAACTTGCCTCAGCTTGCATCTGGCGAGCTAGGATGGTCAATCGATACACAGGAATTGTACATCGGAAACGGCGCAGTAGCAGAAGGTGCGCCATATGTTGGTAACACAAAACTACTAAGCGAACACGACAATCTTTTTCAATTTGCAGATAGTTATGCTTATAAAAGTGTTGACGGCTACATTCAAACAGGTAATACTCCTAACGCACCTGTACAGAGAACACTGCAAGATAGACTAGATGATATTGTAAGTATACGTTCGTTCGGCGCAAACGGCGACGGTTCAGATCAAACAGATGCATTCCAAAGAGCTATTGATCAACTATACCTTAACGCAGCAAACAAAGGAACACCACAAGCAAGAGTACAACTTATTATAGAACCAGGTGAGTATCAACTTACAAGAACTATTAACGTTCCTCCTTTTGCAACAATAAGAGGCGCCGGCAAAGATAAAACATTTATTAATGCAGGACCAAACAAAGCATTTCAGACAGTAAATGAAACAAGCACACCAGGAGTTTATGCAGACAATAGTACTAGCACAACATTAAACCAGGCAAGAAATATTGAGATATCGGGTATGACTATACAAACATCAAGCCAAGATGGTCTTGCTCTTGTAAGTTGTAAAGATAGCCACTTCTATGATATAAGATTTAAAGGAACTTATAACTTAGGGGATAATTCAAGAACAAGTGCAGCAATTAGATTAATATCATTAAGTTCGTTGGTTAGTTCGAACAACAACGTATTTGAAAGAATTGATATTGATTCGCACAGTGACGGTGTTTATTCTGACTTTGATGTAAGTGGAAATAAGTTTATTGATTGTAATTTTGATACTGCTGACACAGGTATTATATTTGGATATAACACTGTAATTGGCACACAAGGTCAAAATAGTGGTCCAATACATAATACAATTGAAAATTGTACTTTTGATAATATCTATAGAGAAGGTATCAAAATTATTAGAGGATACTACAACACAAGTAAATCTAACAAATTTTACAACGTAGGTAATCACGGCGGCACATACGGAAATGCACAAACATCTAATATTGATTTTGGACAAAATGCACTCAACCAATCAGAAGGAGATTGGTTTAAAAGAACAGAAGAATTAAGTTTCAGTAGTGAGTATCTAGTTAACTATCCCTTTGTTGCAGAAATTTCTGGACCAAATATATCAGAAGTAGGTTACACATATCAAATTGATATAGGCGAAGTAACCGAAGCAATTAAGTTTTGTAACCTTAGTGCAACAACAGCAAGAAGCTATGTCATTGAATACAGTTATACAAGTAGAACAATAAACGGCAAGCGAACCGGCACAATAGAAATTATGGCAGATCCTGAAAATAATAATATTTCTATGTCAGATGATTATGTTTATACAGGTGATACAACATACGAGCAAAATTTAAAATTTAGTGCTGCATTATATGACGAAAATTCCGACGGAACGGTTGACACATTGGCCATAACTATGTTAAACTTAACTAATGGTGATGATGGAACTATAACCTTTAAAATTAAATCAAAATCATAATAGGTTTAGATGTTTAACAAAAAGTACGAAGAACGACTT